TGGCTTAAGAATGATGTTCCGACGGATGTTTATTGTGCAGTTAAAGAACGTCATGACAATATTACGCTTGAGCCAGGTATTTGGGAAATTGATAGGGCTCTTGAATATGATTATATGAGTGATTTAACTAGGAAAGTAGCAGATTAAAATAATATACCGGTTGATATTTAAATTATATTATGAATATAAAAAAGGACTAATATGCCCGAGCCAAAAGTTTTAACTGTAAAAGATGTTTGTGAGTTACCAAAAATAGAAGAACCCTTTGGTGGAACATATGCTGATAATCTAACTCAGACAGGTAAAAACTTAGCTATTAGAGAAATATCTGAACTTCCAGTAAATCTGCCGAAGGAGAGGATTAGCGAGGAAATTTTATCAAAGATAGTACAGAAGGCAGGAAAGAGATGGGAGAGAATAATATACCCAATAACACCTCTATATGTTTATATTGCCAAAGCAATCATCAAACATCTGGAAGGTGAAAAATGAAAGCCTGTCCATAGGGGGAATAGATGGAACATAAATACGACTGCGAATGGTTATATAAAAACGATAAATTATTCAGAAATTTATTCAATCTTATGTTCAATAAATGGGGATGGGATGCTACCGAAATTGAGAAAGATTGCTTAACTCTTTATAAATTGATTAATAAACATAAATAATGAACTGTCAATGATTCCTTGATAGTTGAAAATAAGAATGTGGGGGGAGGTATAGACATGCTTATAGCCGTTGAACCTGTTAGGTACGTCGAGGAAATAGATTGCTCGGATATGAAACGATTTAGGACAATACAAGAGGCTAAAGAGTTTAAACATATAAAGGAAAATCAATCAAGACAATCTAATACAAAGTTTATGATAATTAAAGAACAAGGTGGAGGGATGTATTATGTTATGCCGAATTATGACGGTATTCTTATTGGCGATTGCTATTCAGACCAATAGAGTCAATGCGGATACGCACGCGGGCTTTGACAATACAAGTCAAGAGGTGTCCGCTATGCAAGATGAGGCCGTACAACAGAAATACAATGACACTATGAAAAGAATTAAAGATAACAACGACAAAGCAGACACTTATTCTAATTGCCCGTATTGCCCTATGGAGTAGAAAATGATAATATATGAATTATTAATTTTATTATGTATTGTAATTATGGTTGCTTTGGCTATAGTAGAATGGTATTGACACTATTGTATTTATATGTTATATTTTTAATACATGCTAAGATAGCCAAAGGAATTTTATGAAAGAAAATAAAAGGATTGTCCCTCAAAAGCTTACACCGAAACAAGCATTATTCGTTATCGAATATCTTAAAGATTTAAACGGAACACAAGCTGCTATACGTGCGGGGTATTCAGAAGATACTGCCGGATCTATTGGTCATGAAAACCTTAAAAAACCTGAAATTCAAGAAGCTATTGAAAAGCAGATGGAATATCGAGCAAAAAGAACTTTGATTACCGCAGATTATGTTTTGTCGTCGATGAAAGAAGTCGCAGAAAGATGTCTACAAAGAAAGCCAGTTATGGTTTTTGACCATGAAGAAAAGTGCATGAAGCAAAAGCTCGACGAGAATGGAGAAGGTATTTGGGAATTTGATTCGGCAGGAGCGAATAAAGCCCTTGAAAATCTAGCTAGAAATCAAAAGTTATTAACTGATAAATCCGAAATAGGAAATGCCGACGGAAGCAATATAGGTATAACTCAATTAGTAGAAGTGTTCGTTGACTCGCCAGAATCAGCAATTAAATTAAGCAAAGATAATGTCAAACTTACTGATAACTTATCCTAGTAAGTTTTACCCAATAGTAAAGAAAAGTGCTAGATATAAAGTAGCAAAGGGCGGACGCGGAAGCGCAAAATCTGAAAGCTTTGCTAGGCTATCAATAAAAAGAAGCTTAACAGAAAAAGGTCTAAGGTTTCTTTGTTGCCGAGAGCTTCAAAACTCATTAAGAGAATCAGTACACAAAACAATAGTTGACACAATAGAACTTCTTTCCGTAGAGCATGACATAAATTTAAGTAGTAGATTCAAGATAACTGATAGATATATAAAAAGCTCGACGGGATGCGAATATATATTCGCTGGGCTAAGAAATAACTATAACGAAATAAAGTCAATAAAAGGTATTAATGTTGCATGGATAGAAGAAGCTGAAGGGATTAGCCAAGATTCAATCGAAGTATTAGACCCAACAGTAAGAACGCCAAATAGTGAGCTTTGGGTAAGCTTCAATCCCGAAACAAGAGAAAGTCCTTGTAACAAAACATTCGTTGAAGAGGTAGACCCTAGCGACAGCGTTGTTGTAGAAATGAATTGGCGTGATAATCCGTGGTTTCCAGAAGTCTTGCGTAAGCGGATGGAATGGTGCAAGAAAACGGATTATGATAAATTTCTTTGGATATGGGAAGGACAATACAAGAACTACGCCGAAGATGTAATTTTTAAGGACAAAATAGAGATAATTGATTTTGATTATCCCGGTGACAACCAACAGTATTATATAGGCATGGACTTTGGATTTTCAGTTGACCCGACGGCAATAGTCCAATGTTTTATAAGAGATAAGAATCTTTATATTGAACATGATTTTTACGGTCACGGCGTTGAGATTGAAGAATTGCCAAACGCCCTTAATTCATTGCCAGCAGTCCGTCGAGGATTCTCGATAAAGGCAGATTCATCAAGACCTGATACTATAAGCTTTTTGTCAAATAGGGGTTTTAATATTGAAGGAGCAGAGAAGCATGCTGGTTCCGTAGAGGAAGGTATAAATTTTTTAAGGTCATTTGGCAAGATTTATATACATTCAAGATGCAAGGGAACGATTGAGGACTTTCAGAATTATAGGTTTAAGCGTGATAGGATAACACAGGAGATTTTACCCATACCATTAGACAAGTCGAATCATTCGTGTGACGCAGCGCGCTATAGTTTGTCATCATATATCAAAGGCAGTGTTTCAATATACGACGTACTATAAGAAAGGAAAAATCTTTGAAAAAGTCAATTATTGTTACAAGCAGAGTACAAGGAAACAAAAACCATAGATTGCCGATTTTATTAGATACATTGAAAGAGAACACAAGAGAAATCAATGATATTGAAGTCCTGATTAAGTATGACGACGACGACGAACACGCACACGATTTATATCATAGAATATACGGTTCAGCATGGGAGAAATATCCCTTCAAGATGAAGCAAATATTCGGCAAAAGAGGACGTGGTTATATTGATATTCATAAAGGATACAACAGCCTTTTAAAGTTTGTATCGAATGAGACAAAGATTATTGTTGCAATGGCTGATGATTTTACCGTCGAGAAAGATTGGGATATTAAGATGGACGATTGCGTCAAAGACGCTGGCGATTATTTCATCATACATCAAAGACCCCACCCGCCGATTACAAGACCAAACTTCAGCCACGAAAAATTTGATGTTTCTTACAATCCTTTTTACTCCGAAGATTTACACATCATTGATGAGGCCCCCGCGTGGTCAAAGGCTTTAATAGATGCTGTGAAAGACTTCCCGTTAAGTTTCACCGATGCTTGGACGCTATGTGTTGAGCGTGTTCTATGGTTTAAACACGATATAAGACTAACACGATTTACAGATGGCCTAATTATTAATCGTTACACAAGCGAAGTTGACCAACCCGAAAATGATAGATGGAACACCGACAGAAAGACAAACTTCGATTATATGAAGACGCAGGAATTTAGAAATATAATTGAAGAACAATCTCAGAGGATTGCGGAGGCCATGAAGAAATGAAGAAAACTGTTAGTATAATCATGCCAGCAGGGCGAGGTATAGAAAGAACACAGCCTGTAATAAATGCTTGGCATGACTTGAATCCCGAAGTAGAAGTTGACCTTGTAGTTTCTTCTCCGTGTGTAGTATACGATAAATGTCAGAACATTGCCGATGACATGACAGGAAACGCACGCGCGATGGCATTAAGCTATAAATATATTAAAGGGAAATATCTTGTTTGGTCGTCAGATAGGGCTTATCCCACGAAGTCATGTTTAATTAAAATGATTGATTTTGTGGATAGATTTAATCCTCCTTTTATAGGGGATTTTCTTTTAAGAGAGAAAACGGAAGGTTATGAAATTAATCAGATGCAAGTATTCGGCAAGCAATATTCACCTTGGGGCATGGCAAGAATTGAAACATTCGGATTTATAGGCGGATTCTTCGACGAAAATTATCGAAGCTTTTGGGTAGACGTTGACATGTCCTTAAGATGCTGGATAAACGGCGGAGAGGTTAAGTCTTGTTTTGATACTGAATTATTGCTAGACCAAGGCGGACATGATGAGCTTCATTCATCAAACCTAGATAAATATTTTAAGAAGGATTGGGAATATTTTGTTAATAAGTGGGGCAGAGTATACGAAGATGCGAAATTGCCAGACTGGAATCAGTTTAATTATCCAATAGAAAAGGGGAAATGGTCAAAATGAATTTCTCGATTATCTTTCCAACACGAAACAGGACAAACCTTTTAAAGAATCTTTTAGAATCTATTGATAATACAACGGGATACAAAGCTTTGACAGAGGTTTTGATTGCCGTTGATGATGACGACGTGGACACGCAGGGTTTTATTAAGGATTATTTGAACAATAATTACCTTGACGGTAAGGCTCACGTTGATGTTAATATGCACATAGTGCCGAGGTCGTTAAACTTTAGCCGTGATTATTATACACATTTAGCCAAGCAATCAAATGGCAAGTGGATTATAGTTTGTAATGATGATGCTGAATTTGAAACGCCGTGTTGGGATATTGCAGGAAAGGAAATACTTGAAGAATATACAAAAGAAGCTAATATAGTTTTAGGATGGATAGAAGACCATTTAGGACAGAATAGATTAAGTCATCTTGGTAACTATTGTTGCTTTCCGTTAATTGGCAGGGAAGGCTTTGAAGCTTTAGGATATATTTTCCCTGAAAGAATACCGACTTGGGGGGCGGATATTTGGATTAATTCGCTTTACAATGGCATAGACAGGATTGTCAAGATGCCAATGGTTATAAAACATATATCACACCACAACGGATTGCGCGAACGTGATGAGCTGAATACTAGAATCGGAATGAATCAAGTACCAATAGATATGAAGCCGAAATACACAGAAATTAACAAATTAAATGCAATATTAAGCCAAAAGGCATCCAAATGACCACAAGAAAACCACGTACAAACGCAAAGATTAAAAAGGGTACAACTCTAGAGAACGATATGCCGACAACTAATCCGATGTTTGGCGTGTTTGATTGGGGTCAAGGTGGCGGTTATGGTTCTAACGGTGTAGCGCCCTTATCAGAACCCTTCGAATTTGCGAGCAATGTATCCGCCAATCTAGTTTCTCTTCAAAGGGTAATGCTTACCTATGCCTATGTCTTATATGGCCCTTTAAGAACCCTTGTAGACCAACCTGTGTACGATGCTTTTCGTGGTGGTTTTGAAATAAAGACTGATGAAGTGGATTCAACAGACATTGACTCTTTGAATAAAGAGATTAAGCGTCAAAAGCTTAAAAACAAGCTTATGACGGCCTTAAGATGGGGAAGGCTTTTTGGCGGTGCTGGGCTGATTATTAACGTTGACCAAGATTTCAAATCACCATTTAGCATAGATTCAGTTGATGAGGACAGCAAACTTAACTTCATTGTTGCTGATAGATGGGAATTGCTTTGGCAGGGTGTGCCGAATACGCCCGAAGCAACATTCGCCTATTATCCCGGTACAGGATACTACACGACACGTGAGGCCGATGCTAATACCCGCATGAATATAGCTAAAATACATCAATCCCGCGTATGCAGGATATTAACGGACGAAGCGCCCTCATTGGCACGTCAACGTTTACAAGGCTGGGGTATGAGCATTGTTGAGCCTGTATTGCGTGAGCTTAATTCTTATTTTAAGAATCAAAATGTTATATTTGAATTTCTCGACGAAGCCAAAGTTGACCTATACAAGATAAAGGGTTTTAATGCCCAAGTATTGTCTAATCTAGCCCAAGGAAAGACTGCCAAGCGTATCCAGATGGCAAATTTCTTAAAGAATTTCATGAACGCTCTGGTTATGGATACAGAAGATGATTATATCCAAAAGCAGTTAAGTTTTGGCGGTTTAAGTGAAATAATGGAGCAAATACGTATAAGTATGGCCGCTGCTGTCCGTATGCCCATGTCAAAGATATTCGGTCTTTCCAGTAGTGGATTTTCATCTGGCGAAGATGATTTAGAGAATTATGCGGCAATCGTTGAGACACAGCGTGACCAAGCTGAAGAATCACTTGAAGAAGTCTTGCCAATAATTATGAAGAAAGTTTGGGGGTTTGTGCCTGATGATTGGTCAATATCATGGCAACCTGTGCGGACACTTAAGGCTATTGAGCAACAACAGGTTTTAGATTCTAAGTTTAATAGATTGTCAACGTTATATTCTCAAGGTATTTTGACGCCACAAGAGTATACTGCCGCATTAAAGCAGGAAGAGATTTTAGAGATGGGAACGGAAGTTTCAAAGGGTGCAGATCCAACTCCCGTTTTCTCTGGGTTAGATAGTAACACGGAAGAAGAAATTAAAAAAGAAGAATCAAGTAAAGAATCAAAAGAGACTACGCCTAAAGGTTAATATGCCACTATTACACGACCCAAGCGATGAATCGCTATCAAAGAACATTGAAACGCTAATCAAAGAAGGAAAAGGAAAAGCACAAGCCACGGCGATTGCTTATAAAATAAAAAGAGAATCAAAGAATAATGGAATGAATAACCGAAAGGCTCGTGCTATGCGTTGGGCTGAAAAAGTTGGCAAGATTAAGGGTGAAAACAAACATAAATCCATCAAAGAATTAGACGATATGATTGAAGGTTTCGATGGATTTAATGAAGAAATGATTTAATGAAATATCTAAAGCCACTAATAGACAAAGATTCTTACCACAAAGAGCTACAACAGGACATCTATCGAGAATTGTATAAAACGATATTTGAGCCTATATTCTTGATTTTGCAAGGAGACAAAGAACTTAAGAACGCTAAAACGGATGCCTTGTTGGAGGCATTGCGCAAAGGGGTGGTGTTCTATGACGGAAAACAATTTAAAGGAAAGTTTACTGCAAAAATATCAAAACTATTGCGAGAAATTGGAGCGAAATACAGCGCGAAAGATAAAGCTTTTAAACTACCTGCTGAAAGTATATCAACAGAAATTAAAATTGCGATTGCACAGGGGAACGCCGAGAGTAACGCAAAGATTGAAAAGGTTAATGACCTCCTTAAAAGAGCAGAGGCCAAGGATATAAAAATCGAAATAGTCCAAACATTCAATAAGATTATAGACAAGTTAAATAATCAATTCCACGATACAACAAAGCCAATAACAATGAGGATTGAAGAGATACCTTTAAGGGAAGACCTTAAAGGTAAGCTTGCTAAAGAATACACTGAAAACTTGAGCATCTATATAAAGAAATGGCAAAATGAGCAAATACTCCGACTTCGTGAAGTTGTGCAAAAAAATGTCCAAGGTGGGTTTCGGGCTGAATCCCTTATCGAGCGTATACAAGCGGAGAATCAAGTCTCCTACAATAAAGCAAAATTTCTCGCCAAGCAAGAAACAAGCCTCCTAACTTCGAAGTATCGTCAAATAAGATATGAAGAAGTTGGGATACAATATTATAAGTGGTCAACAAGTCACGACCATAGAGTAAGGTCTAGGCATAAAGAATTAGATGGAAAGATATTCAGTTTCAATAATCCCCCCATCGTTGATATTCACACGGGAAGAAGGGCGAATGCAGGGGAGGATTTTAATTGTCTTCCAGAGGATTCAAATATTAATCTCGCTTATGGTATAGAAAAATGTTTCCGTCGTTGGTATACAGGAGAATTGACCACGCTCATTACGGATTCTGGTAAAACGATTAGAGCCACACCTAATCACCAAGTGCTTACGATTAGAGGATGGCAACCTATAGGACTTCTCGATTGTACAGACCACGTCATTGATTTGAGCGATGAATTGATTAAGTCTTTTAAAGATAACATAAATAACAGTGAAACCACTATCGGAGAGCTGTTTAAGTCTTTGTCCAATGATTTTCCTATGTTGACCACTAATGGTATTGCAGACGACTTCCACGGCGACGGTACCAACAGTAATATCAATGTTGTAAATACCGCAAGCGGTTTGTGTTTGAATAGGAAGATTAATATTTCTAAGAGACTCAATCAATTGTTTTTCTCCTTGTCCGATTCTCTTAACTTTCAGATTTGCAAGTTTCCTAAGACTCTTTGTATAGCTTTCTTTAGTATGTGCCAATCTTGCCAATTTAGTAATATTTCTAAGCTCTTGATTAGAAGATTTGCTGAATCTAATAATATTAGCTTCGCTACCATTACGAATCTTGACGCCAGCCTCAACCAATCTTTTTCGAATAACGATTCTTTCCAATCCAGTCCTTTTAGATATGGAAAGCTCGCTTTCCCCATCAATATAAGCTTTAATAATTGGTTGCGGGTCAAAATTAAGTCTGTTTTTGGATTTTCTTCCAATCCTTCTATCGGTAATGAATCCAGTTTTTCTCAATACCTTAGAAAGATTGTCAGAACTAAAGCCGATAATCTTAGCGGTTTCACAAAGAGGTTTTCCGCTATTAATAAGATTTCTCGCATTGTCAAGGTGAGTAGCAGTCATTTTTCTGGACATGTTTATAACCTCCAAACAATTAATAATTGGTATTGTTATGATGGAATCATTGTACATAATTGCAGATGTGTTGCAATACCTATTTTGGACGACACCGAAATAAGGAAAGCAAAGTTAAAACAAGGAGAAATAAGATGACAAACGGAACGACCGTTAACCAAAAATCAGTATTAATCTTTGTACCGACGACGGGTCTATTGCCAGACCCTAATCAATGGATGAAAAGCTTTTTATCTGTTATTAACAATGTTATTCGAGAGAAGCTTAATTACGCCGTATTCACACCGTACAGACTCATGTGGTGGGAAAGTAATAATCAGGCTTGGGATATTGCCTTTAATTATAAATTTGATTATATCTTAAGAATGGACGATGACGTCTGGGGAATCCCCGACGGTGCTTTTAGCAAATTGTTATCGCATGATAAAGACGTCGTCGGTGCTTGTTATCCATTAAGGACTTTTCCCTATTCTTATGCCGCTTTCCGTCGGACAGACACAACAAAGTCTATTGTTCAAACATGGAATGAAGGAAGCCTTGATTTAGGTGAAGTTGTAGAAGATGGGTTACAGAAAGTTGACCTTGTTGGTTTCGGAATGACACTTATAAAGACAGAAAGATTTAGAAGATTGCCGCGCCCAATATTTCAATACCTCGACGACAAAGGCGATGTTCATAAATGTCCTGATGATTCGTATTTTGCCCAATTATGTTTAGATAATAATATTGAACAATACGTTGATTTTGACGTCAAGCTATGTCATCGTGAAATTACGCCAATCAATAAAGTTTATTTGTTTAATTGCGACGCGCGCGCATTAATTCAGTCTGGCGTGATTAAGGGTGGGAATACTTTCCACGACAACCTGATTGAATTATTCGGCAACGATGGACAGAAAGACGCAATGACGATTAAGGGTGGAGAATTGAAAAATATTGTTATGGAGAAAGTAAATTAATAAATATATTTACAAAGCATATTGACAGGATATAATTATCATGGAAGATAAAAAATCTGAAGATTTAAACTTAGGTGTAATTATAAGCCTGATTAAGAAATGCAGGGCCAATAGAATAACGGGAAACATAAGCATAAATTTTTTCTATGGTAAAGTAAAAACCCTGCAAGTATTACAAAGCGTGAAGAATGATGATTTCATAGTTCATTCAGAACAAACTTAAAATCCAAAGTAATAGATAGTTTCTGGTCAATCCAAAGGGGAAGCCAGAGCAAGCAGACTAATAATCTGCTAGCTCTGGCTTTTTTATTTTCATGTGGTATGGATACATTTACCAAACAATAAATCTTAGAAACGGAAAGATATATTTAGGGCAGAGAAAAGGGAAGTTTGATAAAAATTATTTTGGAAGTGGAATACTTATTAATCAAAAGATAAAAGAGATTGGCAGGGAGAATTTTAAAGTAAAGATAATAACATATTTGCCAACTAAGAGAATGATTGACGAATACGAGAAAGAAATAATAAAAGCATACAGAAAAATAGTTGGAAGAGAGAACATATACAATATTTCAGATGGCGGAGATGGTGGGAATTTAGGACAAGAAGTAATAGAAAAAATAAGGAAGTCAAATACTGGGAAGAAGTGGTCAGAAGAAAGAAAGAAAAAAGGATGTCCATGGTCAGTAGGAAAATCATACTGTAAAGGTAAAAAATGGACAGAGGAGAGAAGAGAAATATTTAGAAAAAAGATGAAGGAAGACAATCCTTCCAAGAGACCAGAAGTTAGAGAAAAGATAAGTAAAGCATTAAAAGGTAAGATTGTATCTGAAGAGACAAGAAATAAGCTTAGACTTATAAATTTGGGTAAGAAAAGAAATAGAGTTAAAAATGTTAATTCAGAATGCTAAAAATTGGCCAAAGACTTATGAGTGTAGATTTCTAACACAGGGTCTTGTTTCTTATGAAGATTCTGGGGCTGGAATAGCGTTATTAAAGAAACAAACAATAGATTCAATGTTGCCTAGCTTTATAGGCAAACCTGTTTGCGTTGACCATAATAATATAACTCCGAAGAATTATACTAAACTTAGAGAAGAAGGAGTTATAGTCGGTAATGTTATAAGTACAAGATTTAATTCTGAAGATGGATGGTTTTACTCTACATTTATTGTTGATACTGATAAGGCTGTAGACCTAATTGAAAACAAAGGATATAGCGTTTCATGCGCCTATGACGTTTTAGACATAGGCAATTCAGGGTTGTATCAGGACATAAAGTACGATGCTGAAATTACGGATGGCTCTTTTACTCACCTAGCCTTGGTAACAGAGCCTCGATATGAGGAGTCGGAAATTCTCGACGCTCCAGCAATGTTGGTAAACGGCAAAAAGGCTAAACAATACAAAACACAGGAGGAAGTTATGTTCAGTATTTTCAAAAAGAACGAAAACGGGAAAGCGAATGTTAATCTATTCGCTGACGTTGACGGTCAATCAATCCCTGTGGCCGACCTTGTTAAAGCATTCGTCGAGAATGACAAGAAGAATGACTCTGACAAGAAGTTTGCCTCAAATGAGGATATTGTTGATGTCAACGGCAATCATGTAAAGATTGGTGAGTTAATCAATGTTTACAAGAAAAGCATGAATGACAAGAAGGAAGCGGACAAAAAAGAAGCGGATAAGAAAGAAGCGGACAAAAAAGAAGCGGATAAGAAAGAAAATCATCACCGCGAAGGCGAAGAAGCCAAAGAAGAAGATAAGATGAACAAGAAAGACGAACAAGAAGAAGATGTTGAAGGTGAAGAAAAGAAGAAAGACAAACCAGAAGGCGCTGTTGAAGAAGAAGCTCGTCGGGCTAAAGAAGACGACAAAAAGAAAAACAGCAAATTAGAGGGTAATATTTACTTTACCCAATTAGAGAATGCGGCCAATAACGTAAATGTCGAGGATGACAACGCCCGTCCTATGGGTCAATTATCCCGTTCAGAACGTGCGGCGGCTTGGGCAGCTAAAACAAAACGTAAATAATGTTGATATATTAGGAGGATTTCACTATGTCTTATAACAATTTGAATCTTACGCAGTTTACTTTGATTGAACAGCCGGGGAAGGTAATGAATGTAAATCCTGATACGATTTCTGCTCGTGTCGTTTCTACTTCAGCCCCGACCACAGGTTATTTACAAGCTGGCGATTTCGTTTCTTTCCATCCGACGGAAGCGGGTAACTTGCCAGTTATTCAGCAAGCAACATCTGGGCAGAATATTGATGGCGTTATTATTTTCAATGCAAAGAAAAACCAATATGCTCCTTTAGATATTGTTGAAATTGCATTGAATGAATCAATCATCACTGTTATCGCAGGTGGTTCTATTAATCGTGGAGCAAGACTTAATTATGTTCCAGGTACTGCCGCTGGCGTTCCTGGGTTTGTTTCGTCAACGACTTCTACTATCTTTGCCGCTCAAGCGATAGATATTGCCAGCGCACTAGGTGACGTTATTCGAGTTTTAGTTAATGGGATTGTTTAATAAATAAGAAAACAGGAGGATTTTTTATGAAATATAAAGGTATGCAACCAGACCAGTTTCAGGCTTTAATGTCCCAAAAGTATAATCGCAAATCTTTCCGTGGATTGGAATTGCGCAACGCTAACGGTGATATTGCCCCTTCATCTTTGGCTTATCAATATTCTACGGATAGGTTAACCTATATCCGTTCAAAAATTGTCGAACAGACATTCTATGAAGTAAGTCCCGCCGAGTATATTGATGTTATCCCCGGCGAAGGTGCATTCTCACAAACAATCATCACGAATGCGACATATAAAACAGCTGGCGGTTTCTCTGCTGGTAAGATTGACACAGGCAAAGCTAATGCTCGTTTAGGCATTGCAGACGCTTCAATCACACCCGTTTATACATATGTTCGTAATTGGGCTTTGGCTATTGAATACAGCCTCTTTGATGTAGAACAATCCGCATTTAGCGGGAATTGGGATATTATCGAAGCCAAGCATCGTGCCCGTAAGAAAGATTGGGATTTAGGTATCCAAGCAATCACCTTTGTTGGCGACCCTGATGACCAGACCAATTTTCCGGGATTGTTGACCAACAGCGCCGTCACTGTTGATACAACGACCTTAACTGCTCAAATCAGCACATTGAGCGCCTCACAGTTCTCAACATTTGTTGCGACTGTAATCGGGAAATATTTATCGAACGCAAATCAAACAGTATTCCCCAATACTTTAATCATCCCTCAAGATGATTATGCTGGTTTAGCAACACCTGTTAGCAGCACTTATCCTAACATCTCAATGTTAAGCTATTTGCAACAGGCGTTTAACATGATTGTCCCCGGTGGCAATTTCAAAATCTTGCCGAGCGCCTATGCTATTGGTTCATCCGCTTATGGTGCTGGTGCTATTGGGCATCACCGTTATATGTTGTATCGTCGTGATATTGATACTTTATTCATGGAATTACCTGTCGATTATCAGGTTACAGCTGTCGGTACTCTTAATAACTTCACCTTCCAAGATGTTGCCTATGGCCAATATGCCAGCCCAACAATCTTGAAGCCTCGTGAATGTTATTATTTAGACTTATCTTCATAAGATTGAAGAAAGCGGGGCTGGCAGACCCAGCCCCAACAACCCAAGGAGGTTAATCCGAAATGGCAAGAACAGCACAATCTAATAAAGAAGAAAAGAATCAAGTTGAAGCAAGTGTTGAGGTAGAGAATCGTGGAGCAAGAGATTTTATTGTTGGTATTGAAGATAGGGTAAGCGGTGGAAAGCTTTCAGAGGATAAGAAGTTCTATATCCTTGAGCCTAATAAGAGAATGTTCTTGACGTACGCATCAGCGTCGAGATTAACAAGCAAGTATCCCGAAGTTATGAGGAAATAAGATGCCTATAGTCAATGGCACATGGGTAGCCCCGACAAACGCAAACTTTAAGTCATACTTTGTGCGTGACTTCCAGTATGCGGGGGAAGATGACCAGAGCAATATTAATCTTATTCTTGACTCTGATTTATCCAATGCCTCATTAGAAGCGCAGACTGTTTATAATTCTGGTCTATTTGGAAACAATGCGGACACGTTCTTTTATTATTTGTGGGCGCACTTCTTAAGCATTAACTTGCAGAATAGTATGAAGGGGATTTCCGCTCAAGCACAATTCCCTGCGTCATCTATAAACATAGCAGGTGTTTCCGTAAGTAATCAGATTAGTGAACGGTTTCAAAGTGACCCGATATTTTCAGAATTATTAACAACGGGATACGGCAGGAAGTATTTAATGTTTGTATATCCATATACTATCGGAAATACTTATTTAGTGTGTGGTACAAGCACGGAGGCCTAATGGAACACAATATAAGTTTTGGCAAAGGTCAAGGTTTAATAAAATACAATATTGACAATCTGTTAAGCATTAAGAAGGAGCTTGAAAAGAAGTACAAAACTAGAGTTGGTGTTCTTGGAAGCAAGACAGAACGTACAGACGGCTCTTTGAAAAAATCCAGTATAACCAATGCAAAGATAGGTAAGGGGCATGAATTTGGTTTACCAGAGAATAAGCTTCCCAAACGTTCTTGGTTAAGGGTTCCGATATTTCTTCACTTGAAAGATCACAATGGATACCTTAAGAAGGAATTTTTAAAGTCATTGGAGAAGTTGAATATTCGTGAATTTTATTTAAAGTTGGGAATTGTTGCTGAAAAAGTTATACAAGAAGGATTTGATACTGGTGGATATGGTGAGTGGCCTCCTCTCTCATTAAAAAGGCTTTATAAGAAACATCCAAAAGGATTTGGAAAGTTTACAAAAAAACATAATGACCAAATATTGATTGATACTGGGCAATTAAGAAAATCAGTATCGTCAGACGTGGTGAAAAAATGGTAAGCGCTAACACAAAAGATATTTACAGCAACCCAGCATTGCCATCAGTTCAAACGGCAGTTTATTCAATGTTTCAAAATATATTGATGGGGCGTGTACAAAAGACGCAGGTGAATGGATATACTCAAGAAGTTATAGTTTATGAGTACATTCAAGGCGTTCTTCAAATATCTACGGGGAGAAACCTAGATATTCAAGATGTAGGTCAAAGACGTTGGAGGAATAAAACTTTACATTGTGCGATTGAGGTTCAGTTAAATCTTGACGATATTATTGTTTTCTTTGATGTTCGATATAGGGTTCTTAATAAGGCTGACTGGAAACAATACGGATACCAGAAGTTTGAATTAACAGAAGATTTTACAAATCAAGGATAAATATGTCGGTATCTTGGCCAACAGTACCAACAGTTACGAATACGCAAAGCACGTTATTAACAATCGACCAGTTGCGATTGATAATCAAAAACTATATTGGCCTTAATGATTATCAAATAAATATTTGGAATCAAAAATTTAACATTCCCACGGATGACGGATTATATATTACATTGCATCAAACAGCGACGAAAGTATACGCTAATCGTCAAGAATGGTCGACGGACAGCAACGGGAATCCTCAAGAGATTGATAGAATAAACGTTCAAGAAATGTTTGATATAGAAGTCTTTTCTAGAAGTTATGCGGCGATGCAATCTAAAGAGCTTGTTGTTTTGGCATTAGGTTCTCAATTATCAATACAGACTCAAGAGCGTAATGGGTTCAGGATTGCGAGAATTGCAAACATGCAAAATATTACAATGCCAGAGCCGACGGCTTTATTGTATAGATGGAACATAACAGTATTTGTTTTAGCCGCGTATACTTATCAACAGTTAATGCAATATTTCAACACATACAATGTTTTTGTTGGCGTTAATGGAGACCCTAACGGTTTAGCGGCATCATTCACACAACAGACGGCTTTACCAATAACATAAGGAGAAGATATGACATTACCATTGAGCAATATAGTTAATATTTCAGTTCAGTTGGGTTCTTCGGGATTATCTGCATTTAACGTAAACAATATTGCGTTATTTACGACGGATAGCTTTTTGTCTAATTCAGCAGGTAATCAATATAGATATTATCAATCACCTTCAGTTGTTGGTACAGACTTTGGAACAACCACGGAAACATACCAACAGGCAAATGCTATTTTTGCACAACAACCCAACATTTTAGCAGGTAGTGGACAATTAATTATATGTCCTATTCAAAGCGGCGCAATTACCACGGCCACAGTTGGCACAGCTGGATCTGGCTATGTTGTTGGAGACGTTTTAACAATCGTTCAAACGGGTGGGCAATTAGGAACGGTAACAGTTGCATCAACGACTGGTTCTGGTGCAGTTGCAACAATTACGGTTAATACTCCAGGCATTGGATATACAGTTGCCAATTATTTGACTGTAACTGGCGGGTTTGGTACAGGAGCTACCATTAACGTCACGGCAGTTAGTACGGAATCATTGCTTCAGGCTATCAATCGATTATTAGCGCAGACCTTCTTTGTAGGGATATTGTCCACGTCATACGGATCAAGCACTGGATGGTTATCCCTTGCTACCTCTATTCAAGCCTTGGGGGATAAGATTTTATATTTACCATCTAGTAACATCAGCGATATTTACGGAGCTTTTACGCAAATCCAACAAGGACTTTTATACAATACCAGATGCTTATTCTATTCAACATCAGCATTAACAGCAAGATTGTATGCAGCCTCTTATGCTGGTCTAGGTCAATCCGTAAACTTTAATGGTTCAAATACGGCCATCACAATGAATCTTAAGCAGTTATCGGGCGTTACCGTTGACCCTGCTATCACGCAGACATTGTTTAACGCTTGCCTTACGGCAGGTGTTGATGTTTACGGAGGGATAACCAATTATCCTTGTATCTCATTCTCATCTGGTGCCAACAAATACTTTGACGAAGTATTTAATCTTATCTGGTTTGTATCATCATTGAAAGTTTCTGGGTTTAATGCCTTAGCAACAACGTCAACAAAGCTGCCACAGACCGAAGGTGGCGTTAGTGTCCTTAAGACAGCTTATCGTAATGTATGCTTACAGGCTGTATCAAATAGATACATTGCACCGGGGTTATGGACATCCTCGGAATGGTTCGGCGTTCAGCAGGACTTTATTAACAACATTGCCAATGCTGGGTTTTATATTTATAGCCAGCCAATCAATCAGCAAGCCACATCGGCTAGGACGGCTCGTCAGTCCCCCTTAATTCAAATCGCCATTAAGGAATCAGGAAGCATACAAAGCACAAGTGTAATTGTAAACGTGAATCCGTAATTAAAAGGAGAAAATTATGCCTTCAATATCTTTAACAGGACGTGATACAATAAAATTAAACGGTCGTATTCTCAATGACTTTGCCGATGCAGATACAGCAGTATTAACATTCCCTAATGATATTACAGAAATTAAGACGGGCAAGAACGGCAATTCGATTTATGCCTTCAAATATTCTGGACGTCAATGCGAATTAGTGTTGAGAATCTTGAGAGGCGGAAGTGATGACAAATTCATCCAAGGACTATTTGCCAATCTTCTTAACGCTCCCGAATTATTCTCTTTAATACAAGGGGAATTTACGAAGGTCATTGGCGATGGTTTAGGCAATATTACCAATGATGTTTACAGCTTATCTGGTGGGACATTCAAATCGGAGCCAGAAGTAAAAGAAAATGCTGATGGAGATACAAATCAGGCCATTACGGAATGGAAGCTCAAATTCTCTAATGCGCCGCGTTCAATAACCTAAAGGAAGGAATCCTAGATGGCAAACTTTGTTAAAGATTTACCAAGTGGTGCAACGCTTGAAATTCAGATGGGTTCGTTTGAAGATTGCTTTTCTCTCATGAAGGTAGTCATGAGAGAGATTGAAAGTATAGATATTCAATTAGGGGTTAAGGGAAAAGATTTTATGTCAGGTAATTTAGGGGAAGAAGCCTTAAATACTTTAAAAAATATAGTTGCAAGACTTATCTCATCAGAAGCTGTAAGCCAATCACTAAAGCCATTATTAGGCAGGGTTCTCTATAATAATATGAAGATTTCATCCGCATTGATGGAATCGGAAGATTTTAGAGGTGACTACCTTTTAATAGTCAAGGAGTGTATGGTTTACAACCTGACCCCTTTTTTCAAAAACCTAAACTCGTTGTTAAGTGGGTTTCCAGCAATAGCGTCAAAAAGCCAAGCATAAGCGTTGATGGTAATGACGCTATTTTGTTAGCATTGAAGCTTTCAAAGTCAGGGTTCGGAACGGCGGAGCAAATCTTATCGATGCGTGTTGATATTGTTATATCCATGATAGAATATGACAGGTTTGTTAACGAATACGAATCCGCGTCAATAGATATAAATAGGACTGAAAAATGAATCTCATGGAATTCTTCATAAAGTTGGGGGTTCAAGCTGATACAATAAAGCTAAGTGACTTTGTTTCCGCCGTTGGAGATTTAAACTTAAAGGCTGTCTTGGTAGCTCTTAGGCTAGATGGTTTTTATAAAGCATTAAGCAACATATTAACAATAGGCGACCAGACTGCAACATCACTCCTTAATTTGAACGCCGTGACGGGCGTTTCTACAGATGAAATTCAACAATTAGACGGCGTTGTTAAGAAATTCGGCGGGAACGCTGGCGATGCGGCAATGTCAATCCGAGGAGTACAAAAGTCTTTATTAGACATGATGCTTCATGGAAAGATACCCGAATTCTTTCAGATTGCAGGAATAACACCAACGATTGAAGATTTAAACAAGCCAATAGAATTTATGCAGAAATTGGCTAAAGCTTTCAAAGATGTAAACGCCCCAGCGGCAATAAAGACACAAGCTTTAGAAGCCCTTGGGATACCAGAGTCAATGATACGGACGATTGAGCAGGTGACGGACTTAAGGAAAGAGATGGCGAACATTCCTTTTGCCGATAATGCGACTCTTCAAGAATTGTCTAGGTATCATCAAATAATTGAACAGCTAAAGACGACGTTCAATTCTGGGATTGTTGTTGTGGCTGGTATGTTGGCCGAGAATCTTAATTCAATAGGTAGCGCTTTCTTTGGTGCGGGTAAAGGCATTGACAATTTTAAGAATAGGGTAAAACTATTGGTAGACCAAGTTATGACTGCTATTGGTGTCTTAAGTATATTCTTTCCACAATTAAGAATACCTTTTATAGCAAGTGAAGCTCTTTTACATCCACAATATTTTGGAAAAATATATAATAATGTTAAGTCGGAATTTGACAAAAGCCTCTTCTCTGATTATGTTAACTTGAATCCAGCGGTACATGGAATATTTGGTAACTCTGGCGGAAGTGTTAATCAGACAAGTAATGTTACAATAAACGCAAAAACTAATCTTGATGAGAATCAAATGAAGAAAGTTGTTGCAAATGTATTGTCGGACGTATTCTTACAAACACAACAGCAATCAAAGAATAATATAAAATGAGCAATAACACAAACCCCACATTAGACGTTTCATCGGCTTCCACGAATTTGATTGGCAGTGTAACTAATCTAATTCAGAACGTCGTTAATCAATATATCGTAAAACCCACGACGGGGAATTATTCAGGCTTTGTGTTCGATGTTATTGGCGATGAAGAAATATCCATCGATTCAGAAATAACAGACCATTACGTCGAGGATAATACGTCTATTCAAGACCATATAACATTAAGGCCAGAGAAATTTAGTGTCAAAGGTTACGTAGGAGAATTGACAGATATTCTTCAAAGTAGTCAATTGCAAGTCTTGACCCAAATACAAACATTAGGAACATTGGGTGGCCTTAATCCATCTTTTGCGGCACAGGCGCAACAGGCATATAATCAAGTTACGTCAGTGACATCCGAAGTAACACAGGCATATAATCAGGCGCAAAATTTCTTTAATGTATTCTCTCAAAGTAATACAAGCTCGACGAAGCAACAGCAAGCATGGTCATTCTTTTATAGCCTATGGTTAAGCAGAACATTGTTTACAGTTCAAACACCTTTTAATGTTTTCTATAACATGGCGATAGAAAGCTTAAGGGCAACACAAAGAGATGACAATAAGATTATTTCTGATTTTATTGTTACTTTTAAGAAGATTAGGAAAGTAACAACGCAAGTCGTTGGCGTAAGTCAGGCGTCAAATGGTATAATTGACAGCACATATCAACAGGTGGCCAATGGAAGATATGCAGACATGACAACAATGACGAATCCATATAACGCTGGAACAATTCAAGGTCAATCAACGGACGCCAATGGTAATATGTTTTCGCCTTTAACACTTGGGAATACTTTCTAATATGAAGTTAATTAATACTTTAACAGACAGCCCCAATCAAAATATACGGATAGTTCTCGACGACGGGAGCATCTTGGCGATGAACATAAGCTACTGGGCGCAACAGCAAGGATGGTATTATAACTTTACGCATCCTTTGTTAACTCAAGGCTGGCGCAGGATGGTATCATCCCCGAATATGTTACGGCAATTTCGTGGGTTTATAAACTTTGGTTTATACTTAAATACAAGCGACGGATATGAGCCAGTATTCTTGGAAGATTTTGCAAGCGGTCGGGCGCAACTATACCAATTAAACGCACAAGACATTGTTTCATGTGAAACATTAATCAATCAAATAGCATGAGTAAATTTCAAAGAAATTATACTTTAAACATTCAGGGCAATGACGGTCAGATTCATACCGTTCAATATCCCTTTACAGTAGAATTTGATGTTAAGAGAGATTGCTTGGCACAGGTTAAGACGGCGAAATTCAGGATTTACAACCTAAACAGCCAAACAAGACAAGCGATAAATAAAGATTATTTTTCAGATTGGACAGATATTCGGAGCATAACATTTATCGCTGGGTATCAAGATTTTCAAGTCGTTACGTTTACAGGTACAATATTGTCATGCTTGTCATATAGGGATGAAGGACGGACGGATTTTATTACAGAGATTGACGCATATGATTCTGGGTATTTTACAAGTTATGTAAGCTCGACGATAAATCTTCCGCCGAACAGCACGCAGAATGACTTAATTAAACAGCTAGTTAATGACCTTGTAACTCAGGTGGCTAATAAATTTAAAGGCACATACGGACAGCCATTAAGCATTGGTACGATAGCATTACAGAAGAATCCGACGGTATATTCAAGGGGTATTCAGAGAGCGCCACAGCAGACTTGGGCAATGCTAATACAGGAAACACAGGGGCAATGCTTTATCGATAACGGTAAGATAAACATATTAAACGCAATGGATATATTGCCATCGCAGTTAATACAATTAGACTTAACATCAGGGCTTTTATGTCCGCCTAAAAGGTATCAACAATCGCTTAAGGTGGACATATTGTTTGAGCCAAGGATTAACGTAGGCCAAGGAATTTATCTTTTAAGCAGTGATACTACAATTTATAATGGTCAATACAAAGTAGCTGGCGTTGAACACGCTGGAATTATCTCTGGGGCGGTCAATGGGAAATGTAAAACATCATGCTCCTTTATTTATCCGTTTCAAAATGCTTTTAATTCTTTAACCCAAGGATTCAATTAATGTCACAGTCGCAAAATTTCTCAATACAGAACGGATTAGCCAAGCCATCATTAAGGACTTTGCTTGATGGTGAATTGGATAAGCTTGCCTCAAGGATGAATTGTTCATCCATTGGAACGATAAAGGCTTATAACGCATCAAACCAAACCGTTAATGTTCAGATAAACTACAAGAAGGTTTTGCAAGGTGGGAATGTTGTTTCCCTAAACAAGGCAACAGACCTTTATCTTGATTATCCTTTATTGTTAAGCGTACCTGCCGTATTTCTCCAAGGTGGCGGTGCTTACTTAAGCTTTCCGATTGCTGTCGGAGATACTTGCCTTGTTATGTTTTGCGATAGGGAGATTGATACATTCTTGCAATATGGATATACAACGCCACAGCCTCCACAAAGCCCAAGGGTTCATGATATTAATGACGCTATAGCACTGATTGGCGTAAGAAGCTTTACAAATTCATTGAAGAATATCAGGACAGATATTTGCTCGTTAACAGATAATACAGGTGAGAGATTGGCACAAGCTGGGTTTCTTCAAGCCTATGCTGGTTCAAGTGCGCCTTCGGGATGGTTATTGTGTTACGGTCAAGCTGTTTCACGTGGAACATATGCAACGCTGTTTTCTGTTATTGGAACAACGTACGGCTCTGGGGATGGTTCAACGACTTTCAATCTTCCTGACTTAAGAGGCAGAACAATAGCGGGATTGGATAACATGGGCGGAACGGATGCCAATGTTTTGACTGCAACATTCACGCCAAACAGGAATACTTTGGGTGGTACGGCTGGCGAGGAAGCGCATCAGTTAGTTATAAGCGAAATGCCAAGCCATAGCCATTCAGCTAAAATTTATAGGGATTCTGGGGCTACAAATCAAGTTTTTTCCAATTCTTATACAACAAATTATGACGGTCAAATATCTACAAATAATGAGGGCGGTGATGGTCAACATAACAACGTGCAACCAACGCTAATGATTAATTGGATAATTAAAATATGATAATGAGAGCTATTACGGCGACAAATGACTGGCAGTTTGGCAATGGTCAGCAAAGCTATACGACTGGACAGACGGCTATTGTTGAGAACATTAACACAAGGCTAAAGAGCTTTCTTGGGGATTGTTTCTTTGACTTGACCGCTGGGATAGATTGGTTTAGACTAATGGGGAGCAAAGCGACTTCTCAAGAGCTAACATTAAGCGTGCGTGCTGTAATTCTTTCAAGCTATGGTGTCTTAAGAATAACAAGCCTTAATGTTAACTTTAATTCAGTTTCAAGGAATGTTATTATATCCTATTCAATAGATACAATCTTCACAAAAAACTTTGTTCAAAACTTAGAAATTATTAACGCTTGAGGTTATTATGGCATCCCAAAACGCTATCACGGCCGGTGGAATATCAATCCAAACGCAGACAGATATAATCAATTTAATTGTTAACGGGAATGGAACGGTTCCGGGACTTGTTCAAATTTACGGGTCAGGAATTAACGTTGGCTCAAATACACCCGATGGTCAATTAATAAACATATTCGCTTTAGCCAAATTAGATATAGAGCAGTTCTGCGTTGCTATTTATAATTCTCAAGACCCAGACCAAGCGGTGGGAAATTCTCTTGACGCCCTAGCTCAATTATGCGGTATAACCCGTCAGGGCGGAACATATACAACGCTTAACTTAACAGTGACCACATCAACAGCCGTGGCATTAAACGGACTTGATACATCAACACCTTATACTGTACAGGATTCTATTGGAAATCAATATTATCTTTTGACATCAACGACAACATCAACGGGAGCAAATAATCTTGTTTTTCGTGCCGCTAATATTGGAGCAGTTCAAAGCACGGTCAATACCATAACAATCCCCGTTACCGTTGTTGCTGGGGTCACGTCAATCAATAATCCCTACGCCCCTACGGTCGTTGGAGCTAATCAGGAAACAGATTCATCTTTCAGAATACGAAGACAGGCATCAGTAGCATTGGCATCAACGGGGAATTATGCGGGGTTATTAGCGGCTTTATATTCTATCCCCGGAACAGTTCAGGCCATCATTAAGGAAAATATAACAAACTCCACAGATTCTAATAGCACGCCACCTCATACGATATGGACGATTGTGGATTCAGGAACATCACCGGGAACGCTTGCAGGAACGGCTTACGGTACAAGTGTTGCAAATGCCATCTACACATACAGATCAATGGGATGCGCTATGCGTGGAGGACAATTAATAAACATCACTCAAGCGGATTCATCGACGTTCGGCGTTCAATTCGATTATGCTATTTACCAGAATCTTTATATTAAGTTTACATCATCCCCTATTGTTGGAGCTTCGATTGATAAGACGGCTTTGGCTAATGGTTTAGCAGCACTTTATACGTTATCCATATATCAGACGGCGGACATAACAACAATCACAGCATTGCTTAAGCAGATTAACACAAACGCATTAATCACTAATTGCCAAGTATCGACGGATAATACAAACTGGTACAATAGCGTTGTTCCAAGTTCTGTACAAAATAGATTCGTCGTATATGCGGCAAATATAACAAGCTCATGACACTAACAGATTATTTAAACTATTATTCAAATGAATTGATAATTCAATATAACGGATTGCCAAAAGCAAGCCAGACGGTACAATGTTTTGTTAATTGCGCCCTTGCGGATGGTTTGCCAATGTCCTTACAGACGGCTTTTAATCTTTCGACGGCGGTAGGCAATCAATTAACAATATTAGGAAAAATTGTTGGGGTGCCTCGAAATGTTCAGGGATTAGATTTAACGCATCAATTCTGGTCAGTAACAACATATTCCCAAGGAACAGCGGCGGGAACATCAGCAGGTAGATATTCAAACAATCCATACCCGTCCACATTAATGAAAAGATATTTTACCAACGCAACGTATGTTTCATCGGACTTTGAGCTTAACACGTTGATTAAAATGAAGATTTTGTTTAACACTCAGACAACGACATTATCTGCTCTTGTAATAGGATTCTATTCAATATTTGGAAATCTTGTCAGCGTTAAGGATAATCTTAATATGACTTTAACTATTAATGTAAAAAATCCATATTATAATGTATTTAAGATTGCAAGTTATCTTAATATAATTCCAAGGGCAATGGGCGTTTCGATAACAGTAAATTATATTTAGGGGATATTATGGCAAAAATTACAAGGGTCTTTCAAAACATCTTTTGCGGGTCAGCATCAACGGGGAACGTTGGTCAATTTGGTTCATTAGCCGCTGGAACACCAACGACAACAACGAATATTTCAACAATACAAGCTTTAGCGGCGTGGCTATCTGGATTTACTTCGGAGACTGTAGCTGGAAACGTTGTAGCCCTTGAGGATTTAAATGGAATATTTTTAGTAGCATTTTATCAAATATGCTATTTACTTGAGATGGGAATCCCTGAATATGACGCAAGCACAACGTATTACACCAACAGCATTGTACAATATCAAGGGGTTGTATATCAGTCAACGATTGATTCCAATATAGGAAATACGCCAAGTGCAACATCTTCTCAATGGGGTAACAGTATTGGTTCTCCGTCGGGGGCTATTCAAATGTATGCAGGAAGTACGCCACCTGGGGGATGGTTATTATGCAACGGTCAACAGGTAAGCCGTACTACCTATGCCAATCTTTATACTGTATGCTCAACAACTTACGGAGCTGGCGACGGTAGCACAACATTTAACGTGCCAGACTTGCGGACAAGAGTGGGTGTTGGTTATAGTTCTGGAGACTCGAATTTCGGGGCATTAGGTAATAATGGCGGTGAGGTTTCTCATACTTTAACGGTCAATGAAATTCCTAGTCATAGCCACACGATAGATATGAGGAACGCAAATGGATATGGTTTCGTTGTTCAAAACTCTGATACTCAAGGCGGCGCAACATATGTCCAAACAGAATCCACAGGCGGCGGTCTTGCACATAACAACCTTCAGCCGTATTTAACCATTAACTATATCATAAAGACATAATCCTATGAACGACCCTTGTCAAATTCCAATAGTAATATACGCAGGTGAAACGTTTGTATCATTGCCGATAGCATGGATTGACCCAAACAGCAATCCAATAAACTTAACAGGATACGCGGCATTGATGACAATCAGAACAACAACAAGTGAAAGCAATCCGCCTGTCGCTCAAGTATCAAGTACGTCTGGTAACATATTGCTTAATGGCACATTGGGTACGTTTCAAATATATTTAACATCTTTAGTAACATCAACGCTACCAAATCCATTCAATGGCGTTTGGGATTTATGGGTCTATTCTTCGTCAGGCGTTGCTACAAGGATGCTGGGCGGGGTAATTTGTGTCAAACAGCCTATAACTAGATAAGAAAATTATGCTTGTAAGTTATCCAAATAATAAATATAATATAACAGTACAGGAGGTTAATCCTTCAATAACAATAAAACAAGGATTAACTTCGATTGTTATTCAGCAAGTTCTATCTCCAGACGTAACAATACAGGGGTCAAGCGTGCCAGCGACTATAATACCATTCTCATTTACGGCGAGCGCAAACCAAACATCCTTTACGCTTCCATATTCCCCTACAACGATTATATGTTTATTTATAATGGGAACGGCTCAAGATGCTTTGGCTGGAGATTTTACATTAAGCGGCAATGTTATAACATTGGGGTCAAGTGCGCCAACGCTTAACGCTGGCGATTTAGTTTTCGGGGCTTATCAATTATGATTAATATATTTCTAATTATAGCCATGATTTTATTTCCTCTATCGGCGATTGCTGTTGAAACGCCCGCAAGGAATATTTCTTCAACCGTTCCTTCATCTGCAAAGTGTCTTAATTCTGGGGCGACAAATGTTCAGACGGCGATTAATCAGATTGATTCTTGCTTTTCAGCCTCTAATAATTTCTTTACTCAATCTGGGAGCAATATATATCAGAACACGGGGACAACGATGTCTATTGGAAGCTCAACAACATTGGATTCTCTAACAGTTAATGCCCCATCTGGTGGACTAACTGTTAACGGGTTAACAGGTTCGGATGGTACGGGGGGAACAATTACAACTTATTCATCTGGTGGAATATTATATAAAGTTCATACATTTACATCAGGGGGAACATTTACAGCCCCTTCATCTGGTGTAACTGTTAGTTATTTAGTCGTTGGTGG